AATGGCCCGTCGGGACCGAGGCAGTAAAAATCAGCGAGAATTACATGGGGATCCCGCGCTGCACGGACTACGAATACGATGGGGAAGACGACTATGCCGAGGAAGTATGAGAGCACCGAGGCGGTGTGTCCGTTCTACATCGGCGAGGACCGGAAGACGATTTACTGCGAGGGGATCGCGCCGGGCATGACCCTGAACCTGGCCTTCGGAAAGGACGCTGCCGACTATAAGTACGCGTTCTGCCGGGGATCCTGGGAGGAATGCCGCGTGGCCTCCATGCTGATGGAGATGCACTCAGAAAACTGAATACGGACCATGCACACGGGGCGTCCTTAACGGGCGCCCTTTTTTGTGTCACCATGAAAGTGGAAATAACAGGGAGGTTATGAACATGAGCAAATCCATCACTATCCCCGGCGCCGCGGGATGCCGCATCACCGTGGTGCTCAACGGGGCGCGATATATCTACACCGCCGGCGAGACGGCAACGGTCCCCGATGAGGTGGCCGCGCTGCTGGAGAACAACGAGGGAAATTCCGTGATCTACGGACGGAGCGCCTCCGCGCCCCTGGTACCCGCGGTGCCCCAGTACGACGGCACGGACTTCATCCCCGTGTTCACCGATTCCTACGGCCGGCTGCTGATCCGCAAGAGCGATCTCGCCGCGGTCATCGATGCGGCCATCGCCGAGATCCCCGCGGAGCTGCCCGAAGTGGAGGACACCGACGCGGGCAAGGTCCTGACCGTGAGCGCGGACGGCGAATGGATCGCAGACGATATCCCCTCCTGAGAGGGGTGAGGCCGTGTGGCGCAGAGAGACGAGGCCTTATGGCAGAGGATCCGCGCTGATTATCTGAAGACCGGGAAGAGCTACAGCAAGCTGGCGAAAGAGTACGGCGTGAACGTGAGCAGCGTGAAGCGCTATGCGATGATCGAGGAATGGAAGGCCGAGAGAGAGGGCAGAAACGTCCTCAGGGCCGCCAGGGCAGCCGAGGCACTAACCGGCGAACCACTAACCGACGAGCTAACCGCTATGGTTGAAACGGTTAGTCCGGATATCATCGACGATTCTGCCCGCGTGAAGCGCTTCATGGACGTGACTGACGCGCTGATGGAGAGGATCTTCGACGCGGTGCAGAACACCGACCGCATCAGCGCACAGAGCATGAAGTTCCTCACCAGCGCCCTGCACGATATCTGGGAGATGCAGAGACTCAACCGCTCCGCCCTGGATATCGAGGAGCAGCGGGCCAGGATCGAGAAGCTCAGAGCAGAGATCCGCACGCCGGAGACCATAGAGAGCCGCGGCATCACCGTGGAGTTCGTCGACACCTTCGGAGCGGAGACATGAGGAAGCTGGAGATCCCGACGCCGTCGGAGAAACAGAAGCAGTTTCTCACCGACCGCCACAAGTACGTCTGCTTCGGCGGCGCCCGCGGCGGAGGAAAGAGCTGGGCAGTGCGCGTGAAGGCGATCCTGCTGTGCCTCAACTATCCCGGCATCGTGTGCTGCATCATCCGGAAGACCTATCCGGAGCTCCGCGAGAACCACATCAAACAGCTGCGGCAGATGCTGCGGTGCGACAGTTCGGACCGCTTCGCAAAGTACAACGACTCGGAGAAGAAGATCACATTCGAGAACGGCAGCACGATCATGTTCCGGTACCTGGAGAACGAGAGCGACGAGCAGCGCTTCCAGGGCACGGAGGTGGACATCCTCTTCCTGGACGAGGCGACCCAGCACCCGGAACAGAGGTTCGATATCCTCAAGGCGACGATACGAGGCGTGAACCAGTTCCCGAAGCGCATGTATCTGACCTGCAACCCCGGCGGCGAAGGCCACGGCTGGGTGAAGCGGATCTTCATCGACCGGCGCTTCAAGGATACGGAGAACCCGGACGAGTACACCTTCATCCAGTCGCTGGTTACGGACAACCTGGCGCTCATGAGAGAGCAGCCGGAATACCTGGACCAGCTGATGGCCCTGCCTCCCAAACGCCGGGACGCGTGGCTGTACGGCCGCTGGGACATCTTCGAGGGCCAGTTCTTCGAGGACTTCCGCATCGTGCCGGACATGGTGGCCGCCGAGGACGCGGGATGCACCGACAGCGCCGAGGAGCTCAAACGGCAGCACCGCTGGACCCATGTGATCGAGCCCTTCGCCATCCCGGCCAACTGGAAGATCTACCGGTCCTTCGACTGGGGCTATGCAAAGCCCTTCTCCTGCGCCTGGTGGGCCGTTGATCTGGACGGCGTGGTGTACCGCATCCTGGAGCTCTACGGATGCACAGAGCAGCCCAACGAGGGCGTGAAGTGGGTGGCGCCGCAGGTGTTCGCCGAGATCGCCCGCACAGAGCGGGAGCATCCCTGGCTGAAGGGGAAGACGATCCGCGGCGTGGCGGACCCGGCGATCTGGGACGCACAGTACGGCGAGAGCATCGCCGAGACCGCCGCCAAGAACGGCGTGTACTTCGACAAGGGCGACCATGAGCGCATCCCCGGCTGGATGCAGGTCCACTACCGGCTCCAGTTCGACGAGCACGGCTTCGCCATGATGTATGTCTTTGAAAACTGCAAGGCGTTCATCCGGACGATCCCGCTGCTGGAGTACGACGATCACCGGGCTGAGGACCTGGACACGGACGGCGAGGACCATGTGGCCGACGAGACGCGATATTTCCTGATGTCCCGGCCGATCAAGCCGAGGATCCCGCCTCAGCCCGACCGATACAAAGAGAATCCCATGTGGAAATATCTCGATATAGACGAAGCCGACGTGATGCCGGCAAGGGCACACGGAAGGATGGAACGGATAACGACACCTCATCAGTCGGCGGTGCCGACAGCTTCCCCTCAAGGGGAAGCCTGAAAGGTAGGACGACATGCTTAATCTGAACGATGAAATCAGACGGCTGAACCGGGACGGCGCGGCCGACAACAGCGCCGGCGACGCCGCCGTGGCCCAGAGCCTGGACATGAGCGCGGTTCCCTTCGGCGATCAGACGGCGCCCGGCACGGACTACCGTGCCGCCATCGGCAAGCCCATGATCGGCGAGGCCGAAATCCGGCAGGCCTATCAGACCATGCTGAAGTACCGCACGGGCAAGACCAACCTGGAAAACCGGGTCATTGAAAACCAGCAGTGGTACAAGCTCCGCCAGTGGGAGGTCATGCGCCGGGCGGAGAAGAAGAAGGCGACCGGAGAGCAGGTGGAGCCCACCAGTGCCTGGCTGTTCAACAGCATCGCCAACAAGCACGCCGACGCCATGGACAACTTCCCCGCGGCGAACATCATACCCCGCGAGGAGGGCGACAAGCAGGAGGCCAAGAGCCTGAGCTCCATCATGCCGGTGGTGCTCGATCAGTGTGAATTCGAGGCGACCTACTCCGAGGTCATGGACGACAAGCTGGAGCAGGGCACCGGGATCTACGGGATCTTCTGGGACGCCAACCGGAACAACGGCCTGGGGGATATCAACATCACCTGCGTGGACATCCTGAGCCTGTTCTGGGAGAGCGGGATCACGGATATCCAGCAGAGCCGGAACGTGTTCTATGTCAGCCTGCAGGACAATGACCTGTTGGAGCAGGACTATCCCGAACTGGAAGGGAAACTCTCGAATCCCACAATCGACGTGGCCAAGTACATCTATGACGACACCATCGACACCAACGAGAAGAGCGCGGTGATCGACTGGTACTACAAGAAGCGCGATCCATCCGGGAAGACCGTGCTCCACTACTGCAAATTCATCGCCGGGCAGCCGGTGCCGCTCTTCGCTACGGAGAACGACCCGGAGTACGCCGAGCGGGGCTGGTACGATCACGGGATGTATCCCTTCGTGTTCGACAGGTTATTCCGCTGCAAGGGCACCCCGGCGGGCTTCGGATTCATCGATGTGGGCAAATCCTGCCAGGAGTACATAGACCGGGGCGACAAGGCCGTGATGCAGAACCTGCTGTTCAATGCCCGGCCGCGCCACTTCATCCGCTCGGACGGCGCCGTGAACGAGGCCGAGTTCGCCGACGCGACCAAGGACTTCATCCACGTCGACGGGTCCCTGGGACAGGACAGCATCCTCCCGGTGCAGACCAACAGCCTCAACAGCCTGTTCGTGCAGATCCTGACCAACAAGGTGACCGAGCTCAAGGAGACCACCGGGAACCGGGACGTCTCCAACGGCGGCACCACCGGCGGCGTGACGGCCGCCAGCGCCATCGCGGCCATGCAGGAGGCCAGCAACCGCCTCAGCCGCGACACCAACAAGGGATCCTACCGGGCGTACCGGAAGGTGATCCTTATGTGCATCGAGCTGGTGAGGCAGTTCTACGACGTGCCGCGCTGGTTCCGCATCCTTGGCCAGAACGGCCAGGAGCAGTTCGTGCAGTACTCCAACGCCGGGATCCTCCCGCAGGCCCAGGGCCAGCTGGTGGACGGCGTGCCCATGGAGATGGGCGTGGAGGTCGGGTACCGGCTGCCCCTCTTCGATATCGAGGTCAGCGCGGAGAAGTCTTCTCCCTACACCAAGATGGCCAACAACGAGCTGGCGCTGCAGTTCTATACCGCCGGGTTTTTCGCGCCCGGCAACGCGGACGCGGCGCTGGCCTGCCTGGACATGATGGACTTCGACAAGAGGGACTCCGTGATCCAGAAGGTCCAGCAGAACGGCACGCTCCTGCAGATGCTCCAGCAGACCCAGCAGGTGTGCCTGCAGCTGGCGCAGCGGATAAGCCCCGAGCTGGCCGAGAACATGGCCGCCCAGTTCGGCATGGCCGCCGCTCCCGGCGGACCCGTGGCCGCGGCGTCCGGAGGCGAGGCGCAGGCCCCGGCCCCGGAGCTTGAGGCCCTGGGCGGGGACGGAGGCAAGGAGAGCTCCGTCACGAAGAACGCCCGCATCCGCGAGGCGCAGGGAACGGCGGTGCGGTAAATGATCGTTGCGAGATTCAAGCAGGATCCCGACGCCGGGAGGCTGAGCATGAGAGTGTCCGGGCACGCCGGGCACGGGCCGAAGGGCACCGACGTGATCTGCGCCGGCGCCAGCATGCTGGCCTATACCGCCGCGCAGTGCCTGGATCTGATGGCGCGGGAGGGGAAGCTGGAAGGCGACCCCGTTCTGAGCATCAGAGACGGCCGTATGAGCGTTTCCGTGGTGCCGAAGGCCCGGCACTTCAACGAGGCGCTCCACGTTCTCTGGGTGGCCGAGGTGGGCTTTACGCTGCTCACCCGCAACTACCCGGAATTCGTGAAGGTACATGTGTTTGAACCGGCCGAGGAGGCCGTTTTGAAGGAATCGTCCACCTGACGGACAGACAATGAGACTCGCCCACTCTTGACGGGCAGGAGGCATCTATGCGTAAAGCGACTCTTATCTCCCTCTTCGACCTGCAGCTGTTCGGCGAAGGCGCCGGCGGCGCGGGAGCGGGCACCGGAGCGGGAGACGCGGGCGGTGCTCCCGCAGCAAACGGGCAGAATTCAGCGGCCCCCGCCCAGCCGCAGACGGGCGTAAAAAATCGGAATCCCCTGGCCGACGTGCAGTACGGCATACAGGAGGATCCGGCTCCGGCCGCCGCGGAGATCAGCACCGAAGACCGGCAGGCAAAGTTCGACGAGCTCGTCAACGGCGAGTACAAGGACCTGTTCCAGCAGCGCATCCAGGACACCGTTCAGCGCAGGCTGAAGGGCAATGAGGCCACTGTTCAAAAGTACAACAGCCTCGCCCCGGTGCTGGACATGCTGGCGCAGAAGTACGGGGTCGACGCTTCCGACGCCGACGCCCTGGCCAAGGCCATCGAAGACGACGAGAGCTTCTACGAAGACGAAGCGTTGGAAAAGGGCCTGTCGGTACAGCAGGTAAAAGAGATCCGGAAGATGGAGAGGGAGAACGCCCAGCTGAAGGCTGAGCGCGAGGCGATGGCCAACCAGGAGCGGGCCGATGCTCTATATGCCGCATGGATGCAGCAGGCCGATGAGCTCAAGGGGATCTATCCCTCCTTCGATCTCGCCGCGGAGCTGGAGAATGAACAGTTCCGCACCCTCCTCCGGTCCAACGTGCCCCTGCGGACGGCCTTTGAGGTCCTCCACAAGGACGAGATCATCCCCGCCGCCATGCAGTACACCGCTCAGAAGGTGACCGAGAAGGTCGCCAACAGCGTGGCTGCCGGCCGGAGGAGACCCGCCGAGGGCGCGATGGCAGGCGCTGCTGCTGCCAAGACCAAGAGCGATGTGTCCCAGCTCACCCGCGCCGACCGCGAGGAGATCGCCCGGCGTGTAGCGCGAGGAGAGAAGATCCGCTTCTGACGGAGCGGCCGTGATCTCCTTGCGACACCTCAATCTTAATCTGAAAAGGAGATCATGAAATGAAATTCGCTTTTGATATCCAGCTGTTCGCGGTGCAGACCACACTGCTGAACGACACGGGGAACGACCTCTCCCCGGAGATGAAAACCTTTTATGACATGAGGTTATTGGATTACGCCCAGGCGGAGCTGGTCCACGATCAGTTCGGCCAGAAGCGCGACATCCCCCGCAACGGCGGCAAGAAGATCGAGTTCCGAGCCTTCAGCCCCCTTGCCAAGGCCATGGTGCCCCTCACCGAGGGCGTCACGCCTTCCGGCAACAAGCTGGACGTGACCAAGATCGAGGCCGAGGTCGCCCAGTACGGCGACTTCATCGTGCAGTCCGATGTGCTGGAGCTGACCGCCATCGACAACACGATCCTGGAGGCCACCAAGATCCTGGGCCGTCAGGCGGGCCTGACCCTGGACACCGTCACCCGCAACGTGCTGCAGAGCGGCACCAACGTGATGTACGCGCCCAAGGTCTCCGGCGGCTCCGAGACCGAGGTCACCAGCCGCGCCGGCCTGGACGCCACCGCCCTGCTGACCGTGGACCTGTGCGAGCAGATCACCGCCAACCTCCGCGCCATGAACGCGCCCACCATCAACGGCGACTACATCGGGATCATCCATCCCTATGTGGCCTACGACCTGATGCGGGATCCCGACTGGCGCAAGCCTCACGAGTACGTCGACACCGACGCCGTCTACGAAGGCGAGATCGGCAAAGTCGGCGGCATCCGCTTCGTGCAGAGCACCGAGGCCAAGATCTACCGCGGCGATGACCTGGCGTCCGACTCCCGGACCCTGGCCATCAACTACGTCAGCGGCTACTCCGGCGCCATCACCAGCGTCGCTTTCGACGGCGGCACCGTGGCCGAGGACGCCCTGATCGGCCGCAAGATCATGATCAACGGCGTGGTGGCCACCGTCACCGACAACACCGCCAGCTCCATCACCTTCGCCAGCACCAACTTCGGCTCCATCGCGGACAACACCGTGATCTATCCGGGCGAGGGCGGCGCGGCCGGTGTGAGCGTGTTCGGGTGCCTTTTCTTCGGCGACGGCGCGTACGGCGTCACCGAGGTCACCGGAGGCGGGCTGGAGACCATCGTAAAGCAGAAGGGCTCCGCCGGCACGGCCGACCCCCTGGATCAGCGCAGCTCCGTGGGCTGGAAGGCTCTCAAGACTGCCGAGATCCTGCTGCCCGAGTACCTGATCCGGCTGGAGTGCTGCTCCCGCCGGTACAGCGCCACCGCGGCGGCCAACTGACCAACAGCGCAGGGGAAGGGGATATCCTCTTCCCCTTTGCCGCTGATAAAACCACATCCCGCGGGGTTTGGTTTTATGAACGGCAAAACCATATCTGAACAGGAGGATAAGAACCATGGCTACACCCAAGAAAGCACCCGTCGAAGAGCCCGAGATCATCGAGGCGCCGCAGGAAGAGGAAATGGTCACCATCAAGCTCCCGCTGACCCGCGGCGAGCAGAACGACGTGTTCGTGCGCGTCAACCAGAGGACCTGGCAGATCAAGCGCGGCGTCACCGTGACCGTGCCGGCCTGCGTGGCCGAGGTCCTGGAGCACTCAGAGGAGCAGACCCTGGCCGCCATCGAGTACATCAACAAGCATTCCAAAGGCTGAGGGGAGAGCGATCTCCCCTTTTCGCCATGAGAGGAGCTGACAACCATGACGATCAATGAAGCCGTCGCCGAGATCGACGCCGTCAAACCGAATATGTACGGCCTGCAGGACAAGGTCCGCTGGCTGTCCCGCCTGGACGGGCGGATAGAGCAGGAGATCATCTCCGCCCATGAGCTCAACGAGGGCGAGGAGCCGCCCGTGTTCGACGGCTACACGCCCGATACGAGCGGAGACACCGAGCTTCTGGTGCCGGCGCCCTACGACGAGCTGTACATCCGCTGGCTGGAGGCCCAGATCGACTACGCCAACCGCGAGTTCGACAGCTTCAACGCCAGCAACGCCATGTTCGAGAGCGTGTACACCGCGTTCCGGAACGCCTACAACAGGACCCACATGCCCAAGGGCGCGAGACGGGTCTATTACTAAAAATCGCGCAGTCTTCTGCGGAAGACTGATTATCGCCTTCGGCGACGCGATTTCCGGGCGGGAACCATGTTCCCCCCGGATGCCCCCTTCTTCTTTGGAACAAGGAGTGATTTTTATGCCTTATTATCCGAGACTGTCCGGCGGCGGCTCGGGGCGGACGCTGACCGAGTACTTCGCCGGCTACAACCACAATATGAGGATCCGCGACGGGGAATTCTACGAGACGAAGAACCTGTCGCTTCAGCATTACCCGCTTCTGTCCACCCGCCCGCACCGAGGCAGGATCACCGGCTATGCCGGGAGCGGCGGCACCGTGACGCCCTTCTCAAACCTGCAGGCGATCATCGCCAAGGACGCGCTCTACTGGGTGGACAACGGGACACTATACGCGAACGGGAACGCGACCGGGCTGACCGGGCTGCAGACGGCAAAGCCCACGCAGCTGGTTAGCATGGGCGCGTATATCTGCATTTTCCCGGACAACAAGTATATCAACACCATGGATCTGACCGACTACGGCGACATGGGCGCGGACTGGTCCTTCACCGGGACGGTGGTCTACACCCAGTGTCACGCGGACGGATCCTACTATCCCAACGTCACCCAGGGCAGCGACCCGCCCGATGATCCCGCCGGCGGCGACGTGTGGGTGGACGGCGACGGCGCGGCCCATGAGTACTCCTCCTATTCCGGGGAGTGGATCGTGCTGGAGACCGTGTACACCCGCATGGACTTCACCACCGAGGGACAGGTAGCGCAGGCCTTCAAGGAGATGGACGGCGTGAACGTGGCCGGGGCCGTGCTGGACGACCTGAACGGGTCCAAGATCCTGTACGCCGCCGGAGCGGACGCGGAGACCGGGAAGGACTACATCGTCCTGGTGGGCATCTGCGGGCCGACGCAGACCGACTCCAGCGCGGAGATCCGCATCACGCGGAAGATCCCGACCATGGACTATGTGTGCGAGGCGCAGAACCGGCTGTGGGGCTGCTTCTACGGCAACGACGGCACGCAGAACATCAACGAGCTCTACTGCTGCGCCCTGGGCGATTTCCGCAACTGGGAGCAGTACCTGGGCATCTCCACCGACAGCTGGCGGGCCTCCCGCGGCTCCGACGGGCCGTGGACCGGGGCCATCAACTACTTGGGCAGCCCGACCTTCTTCAAGGAGAACGTGATCCACCCGATATCCGTGAGCACCTCCGGCGCCCACCAGGTCGGGGACATCCCGGCGCGGGGCGTCCAGCAGGGATCCTACAGGAGCCTGGCCGTGGTGAACGAGACGCTCTACTACAAATCCCGCACCGGGATCATGGCCTATCAGGGCGGCATGCCCGCCGAGGTGGGGCAGAACCTGGGCGACGTGAAGTACTACGCCGCGGCGGCGGGCGCTTTCGGACAGCGGTACTACATCAGCATGAAGGATGCCGCGAACGCCTGGCACCTGTTCTGCTACGACGCCGGGAAGGGTATGTGGATGCATGAGGACGCGCTCCATTGCGAGATGTTCGCAAGTATGGACGATGATCTCTTCGCCCTGTGCGACAACGGCATCACCGCCCTGTTCGGCACCGCGGGGACCGTGGAGGAAGAGATCGAGTGGGGCTGCACCACCGGCCTCATGACCTACGAGTATCCCGACCGGAAGTACATCGGGCGCTTCAACATCCGCGTGAGCATGGATCTGAACGCCGCGATGAAGATGTTTATCGAGTACGACTCCAGCGGCGTGTGGAATTCCGCCGGCGAGTGGCGCCTGCCGGTGACCGGGACCGTGAACATCCCGCTCCGCCCGCGGCGCTGCGACCACCTGCGCCTGAAGTTCGAGGGCCGCGGCGACGTGCGGATCTACTCCATCGCCAAGGTGGTAGAGAAGGGGAGCGATATGTGATGGCATGGAACGAGAAGCCCCCGCTCCTCACCGGGCAGGGCAGCCGGGACCTGGCCAACCTGCGGGACTATTTGTTTCGCATGTCCCAGAGCCTCACGGACGTCACAGAGGGCGCCGTGAGCGTGTCCTACGACGCGCAGGGCCGCCAGGTGATCACGCCCAAGGGAACGGCGGACGAGGCCCTGGAAGCCATCAGGGCGAACGCCAGCGAGCTCCGGAGCCTGATCACCAAGAGCGCCGAAACCGTGGTAGCCGAGATGGACGCCCGCGAGGAGGAGTACAACGGGCGGTACCTGGCGATCAGCCAGTTCGGGACCTTCGAGGAGAACCTGGACGCCCGCATCGCGACCAACGCCCGCGGCGTGGTGGAAAGCTACAACTACAGCGCGACCATCTCCTCCATGCAAGACGTGCTGGACCTGTACCAGGGGTACTTCACGCAGATCAACGGCGAGATCCGCCGGGGACTGGTGGAGGATCCCGACCATCCGGGGAGCTACGTCATCGGCATCGTGATCAGCCAGGAGTGCGAGTTTTCAACGGCCGCCATATCTCATGACGACCCCAACTATCCGGGAGACGGGCAGGAGTACTGGTACGTCGAACCGAATCAGACCTTCGGCCTGTACACGTCGACGGGCTGGCAGTTCTGGATCAACGGAGTGAAGCGGGCATGGCTGTCCTCCGAGGACAGCATGCTCCACGTCAGCAATATCGTAGTGGAAGAGAGCCTGATCGGCGGAAACTGGAAGATGACCTTCTCCGGCGGCTTCGGGCTCAAGTATGTGGGGGATTAAACCATGGGCTGGGGCACAAGCGCACCGACGCTGCCGAGCGGGTCGAGCTATAAGAAGGTGACCGCCGCCAGCGTGACGGAAAACAACGTCAGCGTCACTTCGGACATCTATATCGCCCGTCTGAACCAGAACAACGTATCCATCCGGTTCCGGCTGACGGCGTCCGAGGGCGAGTACGGGACATACTATCCGCCGGGCTGGGCGGGCTTCCGGGTAGGGAGCAGCACGAAGGCCTACGGCTGGGCACGGAGCCTGACGGTCTACTGGACCGGGACGCTGGGCGAGGCTCCGGCATACTACGCGGTATCCATCGGCGGCGGTGACTCCAGTTCCGCGCCGTTCAACCATAACACCTACGCGTCGGGCAACGCCACGGGGCCGGCGTATCTGACCACCTACACCATCACCTACAAGGCCAACGGCGCGTCCGGGTCCGACAAGACCCAGAGCAAGACCTACGGCCACAGTGTAACGCTCAAGAGCGCGAGCACCTATTCCAGGGCCGGATACGCCCTGACGGGATGGAACACGGCGGCCAACGGCAGCGGGACGCACTACGCGCCGGGAGCGACCTACAGCACGAACGCGAGCGTGACGCTGTACGCGGAGTGGACCCCGCAGAATTCGCTGATCCTGTCGCTGAGCTCCACCGCCGTGACGCTGGGGGACATCTTCCTCCAGGTGGACCGGAAGGTGAGCACCTACTATCACAAGGCACGGTTCTCCTCCGGCGGCACCACGCTGTTCACCAGCGCGGCCTTCGCGACGGACCTGACCGTGACGGTGCCGCGCAGCTGGTTCAACAGCTTCCCCAACAACGCGTCGATCACCGTGACCGTGACGGTGTACACCTACACCGACAGCTCCTGCACCACACAGGTCGGATCGACCGCGACCGGGACCGTGACGCTGACCGCGGACGCGGACATGAAGCCGACGGTGAGCGCCGGATGGGCCGCGCTGGCCGAGTACAACTCCGGGGCCGTGAGCGGCATGACCGGGTACATCAAGGGCTACTCGAAAGCCCAGGCGACCTTCGACGACACCAAGGTCACCCACGTCAACAACGCATCGACCGCGGCCTTCAGCGTGACCTATAACTCCGAGACGGCGAGCGCGAGCCCCTACCGCACCGGGATCCTTGTCAGCGCCGGGGACGTGAGCATCACCTGCACCGTGACCGATACCCGCGGCAGGACCGCCAGCGAGACGTTCACCGTGAGCGTGATGGACTACGCCGGGCCGGGCGTGACCAATACGGGGATCTGGCGCGGTCTCTCCGACGGGACAGAGGACGACGACGGGACCTATATGCGGGTGCTGGCGAGCGCCTCCTACACGAGCCTGGACGGCCAGAACAGCGCGACGCTGTCAGTGGCCACGAAGGCCGCCGGCGGGAGCTGGAGCGCAGAGACGTCGATCACGTCGGGCACGGTGTCCATCCTGAGCGGATTCGACCCGGACGTCACCTATACGGTCCGCGTGACCGTGACCGACGCCCTGGGCAACACATCGGCCTATTCGATAACCATCCCGAAGCGGAAATGGGCCATGAAATTCCGCCCGACAGGGGACGGCGTGGCCTTCGGCATGAAGCCGACCGCGGACAACGAGCTGCAGATGCCGGAGGGCTGGAAGATCAAGATCGGGAGCTACTACGTCGGGACACTCTACAAGGACGTCTCCGTCACGCTGGCGGCCAACAGCAGCGTCAGCCCGTTCGGATTCTACGGGAGCAAGGGCCTGTCCAGCATCATCCCCACCGGGATGAAGATCGTGTCGGCCACGGGCGTGGACAATTCCACCGGCGTGGTGCTGGTGCAGATCAATTCAAATGAGACCGGCATTTATGTATACGGCCACTCGGCAAGGGACGTCACCGTCCGGGTAGGTTTCGGATATGTCAACACATAAGGAGGAGAGACAATGGCAAAGTACAACGATCTGCAGGACAAACTGCGGCAGGACGCGCTGACGGCCGCCGCGGCGCAGAGCCCCGGACAGGCTCCGACTTATGCCGGGACCTATGAAGGGCAGCTCAGCGACCTGTTCGACAGGATCCAGAACCGGGAGGATTTCAGCTATGACGTGAACGCGGATCCTCTCTATCAGCAGTACAAGGACAAGTACGTCACCCAGGGCAAGGTGGCCATGAAGGACACCATGGGCCAGGCAGCCGGGCTCACGGGCGGCTACGGGTCCACCTACAGCCAGCAGGTGGGCCAGCAGACCTACGACAGCTACCTGCAGAACCTGTCCGACGCGATCCCGGAGCTGTATCAGATGGCCTACGGGAAGTACCAGGACGAGGGACAGGCCCTGAAGGACCAGTACGGTCTCGCCGGGCAGATGCGCGACGCCGAGTACGGGCAGTACCGGGACGCGCTGAGCGACTACAACTATCAGCAGGAGGTCGCCAGGAACCTGGAGGCCCAGGAATACAACCGCCAGCAGCAGGCCTACGCCAACGTGGTGGCGCTGATCCGCGCCAGCGGGTACCAGCCCACGGACGCCGAGCTGGCCGCGGCGGGACTCACCAGAGCCGCGGCGAACGCGCTGCGCCAGGACTATCTGCGGGCCAACGGGCTGCTCCCGGTCGCCGCTTCTTCTGGCGGCGGCGGAGGCGGCGGAGGAAGGAGCTCCGGAGGAATGATCAACACTTTGGTGGAACAGAAGAATTACACCCAGGACCAGGTCATGAAGGCCTACAACAACGCCGTGAAGTCGGGCAACATCGCCGATGCCAACAAGCTGCTGACCCAGGCCTCCGCGGCCGGGCTCGTCAGCGGCGTGAACAAGAAGAACGCGCTGGAGACGGCCAGGGGCAAGACGAATTCGGGCAGCAAGAGACAGGTGAAATAAGGAGGAGCCGGAATGGCCAAGAGAAACAGCCTTGACGAGCTGATGGGGAAATACGGGGGCGACAGCGCCTCCGGTACCCAGGAAGGCTCTGCGGCGGGCAGATCCGCCGGGAGGGGCGCACAGGCACAGTCCCGGCAGAGCGGAGGCGCGGCGAGATCCTCCGGGAGGGGCTCCGAGCTGGACGATCTGATCGGCAGATACCTGGAGCCTCAGACCCAGACCGCGCCGGCGACGCCCGCCGCGCCCACCTACCGCCCGAGCAATTCCCTGCGCTCTCCGCAGGACATCGCTTTGGACCAGATGCGGGAGCGGCTGAGCGGCTATGCCGCCGCCACCGGGCGCGATCAGGGACAGCAGATCTCCATGCGCGTGGATCCCAACGGGCTGATCCAGGGACTGAACACCGCGCTCAAAGGAGGAAACGCCGCCGCGGGGCAGGGCGGCCTGCTCAGCGACGTGTACGACCGGGCGGAGAACCGGGCGAGCTATCTGCTCGGACAGACCGAGGACAGCGCCAGATACCGTGAGATCATGGGTCGCGAGGATTTCGCGGAGAAAAGCGCGGCCGCCGGGAGCAAGAAACGCTTCTTCGGCGGCGACACGCTGTACGACTATATCAACAACATCGGCGACGAGAGAGAGCAGGCCGACGTGGCCCAGCGCCGCGGCACCGGGGCGAGGGATTACGGCAAGTACGCCTTCATGACCGAGGACGAGGTCGGCGTGTACAACTATCTGTACGCCACCGAGGGCAAGAAGGCCGCGAACCGCTTCCTCAAACAGCTGGAGCCCGAGCTGGACCGGCAGTGGTATTCCGGCGCCAGCGCCGCGAACCAGGAGCGGGCCGTGGAGCACCCCTGGCTGTATTCCGCGGCCACCGTGGCGGCTCAGCCCGCCCGCATGGCGTCCAGCATGGCGGCGACCCTGGAGGACACCTTCCGCGCCGCTGCGGGACGCGGTACACAGCACGAGGGTCTTTTCGGCGGACTGATCGACGACATGACCGCGCAGGCGGCCACAGAGCAGGGCCACGCCTGGGAGGGCCGCTACGGCGAGGAGGGCAACCCCTACGCGGAGATGGAGACCGGGCACAGCGTGGGCGACAACATCAATCCGTATTCCGGACTGCGCCAGCTTTCCCGGATGACCACCGACGTGCGCGGCGCCATCGCCGAGGACCTGGAGAACAATCCCAACTGGTTTTCCGAGGCCGTGACCGAATACGGCCGGGCGCAGGCCACCGAGCTGGAGCACGCCTTCGACGTGGCCAGCCGCGGCGGACAGGCCAACCCGTTCGCCGGGGCGGCGGAGAGCATGACGCCCGAAGCCGGAGGCAAGGCGGCGTCCTTCATTTATCAGACGGCCATGTCCGCGGCGGACAGCGCCGTGAACATGATGATGGCCGGCGGATTGGCGGACATAGGCGCCGGTGCGCTCGGCATAGACCTGTCCACACAGGCGGGCGCCGAGGCCGTGATGAAGGCCACCAACGTGATCGGGTCCCTGACCATGAGCTCCGAAGTCATGTCCCTGGGCATCGCCGAGGCGAAAGAGAAGGGCTACTCCGACGAGGGCGCCCTGCTCACGGGCCTTATCCGCGGCGCCATCGAGTACGCCTCCGAGGCCATCGGCGGCGAGTGGGCCATCAAGATCATCAACGAGAATCCCCTCAGCTTCCTGAACAACATGATCCGTGTCATGATCCCCGAAGGCGTCGAGGAGCTCATG